TCCGGCAAGAATCATCTCGTAATTGTCATCGAACCAGGTCTCAAGCCTGTCTAGTTCACGCTTGTATGGCGTGTCCGAGGCAGGCCTGCGCCTGAATCTTTTCAAATACGTAAAATCGTCAAAGTCGACCCGTAAAGGATCGGCTTTGGCCATAACGTCCAAAATTGATGCCGGATATAGATCCTCACACATTTGATGTCTGAGGGAATATATTCGGTCATAATAATTGTCTTTGAAACGCTGAACGACATCTAAAATGGTGTCGTCATCGTATTCTTTGACCTCAGTAGATAGTGCGGTCGCAACCTCAAACAGATCAGTCTGTTCGGTGTTGATACCACACATTCGTTTGAAGAAAAGGTATTGTCCGGAGAGTTTACTCTCACGGACAAGCCTATTTCCATTAATCAGTTTCTCAATGGTGCCGGGTGGGAATTTTTCCCACTCGTCAGCCTTGAGAACACGAAATCGTTTGAGTGGGTCTTCTTCAGGTATTTGCATAACCTCAAGAACACCTTCACCTGCAAAATGTTTCGTCTCCCTCATTACACCTTTCAAATTGGTATAAAGAGGAGGACAATCATCTAGAAGTTCGCGCATCACGCTAATTGTAACGTGTTGCGCCCACTTCCTTTGTGATTTAATCTGGTTAACCCACGATCTCACATTCCATGAGACCGGGGGTTTTCCAGTACCAAATATTTGTCTGGGCAACGCAACAGGTTCATACCTGTCCCGAAGTCCAAGACATACGTCTTGAATAGATGAAGATACCGCATACAAGAGTTTAACTCCAGTTGTGGCATCCTTATCAATATACTCACAGTCCTTACCCAAGAGGGTATATTTCCCTTTTGGATCAGAGCTGTAATCCTGTCGATCTTTCTTCGTATCTATGATCAACCTTCCTTTAGGATGGTCTAGGTACGGAGATATCCTTGAATCTTTAAGTCTCACACCGTTTTTGACGGTGTGAAACCTATCGATTGGTAATCTGAAAACCTCTTCACAGTATGTCATCCAGTCATCTGTGATGAAGGTATCATCAATACTCTTCTCATATCCCAAGAGGGCAGCGCCCTCGAGGAAATATTTGAAGTATTCGTGTCGAAGTGGTCCGGCGGCAATTCCAACGTCGTCGTCTCCGTTTCCATCATGAATGGCTATGATATGGCGTCCTAGCTTAAGCCGAGCATATCGGCTTGAGATAGGATGCACCAATGATAAATTGGTCTTGGTTAATGGATCTCCCATTGGGATTCCATTAACCATTTCCCCTATATACTTCTTGTTCATGTATAGGTGCTTGTCACCTACCCATGTATCAAGAATCACATCAATTACGTTCTGTTCTAGTCCCATCTTCTTCAAGATGGGGCCCATTACAGCGCGTCCACTGTCTTGTGACGGTCTATCAGTAGCTTTTTCAAAATCTACTGATAGGCACGAAACATCATCCTCGAATAACACTTCACCCCGCACGGGGTCAAGTGAATCGATTGATTCAATGAATGCCCATCCCAATCTTCCAGCTTTGAAACCTTTTTCTAAGATGGAATTACACTTAGCCATTTCGATGGTTAAATGTGAGAAGGGCTGTAACAATACGTCTTTGTAGAATGATCCACTTGTGACCACTCTACATTTACCATTTTCTCGGATTCCCGCTATGTTAACGTTGAACACGTTTTCATCGCGGGACTCCGCAAGTCTGAATGCCTTCCACCATAACGGTGATCCGATCTCCCCACCAGACGAGTCTGGTGTGGGGAACGTAGGCTTTGAAATATGACCGTTGGAGACAAGTTCTTTCAAATGTCCGAACTTGCCTTCCTTCCGTCTTGATGATTCAAAACATGCGGAAGTCGACATACTAGCACGAAAGTGCGGGTTTGTCGAATCTGCATCAAAAACGATATCAGTTGTAACCTCATCTATTGCTTGCATTAGAGTGGGGTCATAACTGAAAGACTTTCGGATTGTGACTGATTCTATAAAAGACTTTATAGTATCAGAGACCATCCTTTTATCGGCGAG